AAGCCCATTGGCAGAATTAAGTATGCACTAAATTAATTCCGCCAACAGGTTATTAATAAGATATTTACATTCGGCTATATGATGCACCATTTCAAGTCTCCTGAGCGAGCTTGGGCGCCTATGGCTATGGATAATAAGATAGGTGAAGAAAACGAGTGTAATGGGCGAAGTGGTAAGTCGTTCTTCTTTAAGGTTCTATCTATACTAATGAAGACTGTCAAGCTCTCAGGTCGTAATCCAAAGCTTATGGACAATCCTCACGTCTTCGACCAGGTAAACCAACATACACAATTACTCCTCCTCGATGACTGCGATAGATACCTCAATACGGGTCTATTTTACGATAACATCACGAGCGATATGACTGTGAATCCTAAAAACAATCAATCGTTCACTATTCCATTTGAGGACAGTCCGAAGTTGGCTTTTACGACTAATTATGTGCCTTCTGATTTTGATCCATCATCCGAGGCTCGTCTAATATATATGGTATTCTCTGATTATTATCATCAGAAAACTGAAGATAACGACTATCTCGAGACTCGCACCATTCGCGACGACTTCAACAAGCCCCTCTATACGAAGGAATATAGCGAAGCCGAATGGATGGACGACATCAACTTCTGGCTTCAATGTTGTCGCTTCTACCTATCTATAAGCAACGAGCCTATCAAGCTCATGCCACCAATGTCTAATATCGTAAAGCGTAAATTCAAGGCAGAGATGGGAACAAACTTTGAAGACTGGGCTTATGGTTATTTCGCTAAGGATAGCGAAAACCTGGATACATTTCTTCAGCGTGACAAGGTATTCGACGAATATCGTAGCTTTGCCAACACTAATAAGATAACCATGCAGAGCTTCTCTCGCAAGCTTAAGGCCTTCGCCAGCCTCTGTCCATGGATTGATGCATTAAACCCTGAGGAACTATGCAATAGCTCTGGACGCATCCAGCACAGCATTGAGATTACTCCAGGTAATAAGAAGACCAAGGATATGATATATCTGAAGTCAACCAAAGCTGCAGAAGCTACAGAGGCTGCAGAGCAAGCCAAGTATCTCGAAAGTCAAAGAGACTCTGAAGAACCATTCTAGTCATAATCATATTCATATTCGCAAATGTGCGGTGTTGTGGAGTAATTTCTGCAGCACCGCTTTTTTCATTACCACAAACAGCCGATAAAATATCCAAAGTCACTTTTATTGACAAAGCATATTTTACCACGGCATGCCGTCTTTGCCATCCCCCTTCCCCCTTTCATTTTTACTACAAAAACTTTGTGATTTTGTAACAGGGAGTTTGAAAAACACAAAAAACATAGTAAATAAAGGGGTTTCAGCGCTCACAAACTTATCACAAACTTGCATCACAAACCTATCACAAAAATTTCAAAGTTGTGATAAGCTGCTCGATGCCCTTCTTCTATATAGTTTATCACAAACTTTTTTTGCTATCACAAAATGTGATTAGTAAGTTGCAATTCTCCCAAAGTCGCATAAACACTAAGGTTTTAAGCGGTTTTCCCCATTCTCACATTCTCACAAACTTTTCGTAGCAAATCATATCAGACTCAGAGAAGAGAGAAACAGAGAGAGGAAGAGAAGACTAATAAAATAAGAAATATCCTTATAAAGTAGGCTATTTAATACAAATCCCCTATCTTTGCAGGGAACTTACGAACACAATCTATTCTAAACCTCACCATATGTCTAAGTACCTCGTTTATCTTGAGATGAAACCATTCTTGGCGCAATGGCTTCATTACCATTATGGCAATCCAGTAGTCTTCCCTGCTCAATCTGCAGAGAATGCTTGCATCCGTCGTCTCCTTATTCCTCAGCCTACTGCTACTCCAGTTCTGCGACGTGGCAACGAGGTTGCCATCTGTATACCTGACTCTAAGCAGAAGCCTGTAGTTACATACAACTATCTCTCCCACCATGGCTGCAAACTGTTGGCAGAATTTATCGAGAATACTTTTCGCCTACAGCTATGGAGCGATTTGTCGGCAAAGGAGTTTAGTCAATGCACCTTGTTGACAGCTGTTCGTGCTTGGTGTGAGGCGAATGGTATCAGTACCGATTATGATTATACGCTCAAGATGAGATATCAGCGTATGCGCAGAGCGTACCTCCCTGCAGGTATCGACTTGCGCAGGAAATCTCGCACGCAAGAAAAAAAGCGTTAATTAATCTATAATTCGTGCGGACAAAGTTTGCCGTGGTATTCGCCACCGTTCGATATAATTGTCTAACCATCTAACATTATATATAATATGAAGTATAGCAAAATTGTCAAGTCGATAGCTTATGCCGACTCTAATCAAATTCTTGGTGCTATTGTCTGTCCAGATGAGCATGTGAGACTGTCACAAGATATCAAGTGGCAAGAAATCTGTGTCAAAAGCCATCCTTCACTGGTGTCTGAGTCGAAAATAGAAGATAACAACATGGTTGTGTCTACGACTATCAAGTTGTATACGGCTGATAATCTTCCTAAATATCCTAAACAACTCGGCTTCAAGGTTACGTTAACTGATGGTACTAAACTACTCGTTGGCTCCATCGGCAGACCATATACAACTGTAGAGATTACGAAGAACTGCCCTGAATCAGTCAAAGAAAATCAGCTAAACGAGGTTGTAATCAGCTATAAAAGCAGTCATTTTCCTTATTATATATTGGAATAGCAGTATTTTCGATAGCTTAATTGAGCTGTTAACTTTGCGAGAAAATTAGTCAAATGGAATATAATCTCGTAATATCTGGCACAATTGGTAGTTGGTGGGGTAGCTGCTCTGCTGACTATGTTCGCTATGTGCTCAGTCAGAACAAAGGCAAAGAAGTACATGTCGGCTTCTGCTCTCTGGGTGGCTTTGTGAAAGATGGCTTAGAGATAAACCAGGCATTCAAGGACCATGGCAACGTTCATGCTCATGCTTTTGGTATGAATGCTTCGATATCTACCATTGCCATGCTTGGCTGCAAGACTATCGATATCGTAAAAGGCAGTTTCTTCCTTATTCATAATGTTTCTGTCCTCATCGATAAGTATGAGCAGAACAACAAGGAACAGATAGATAGCTACATTGCGAAGCTCAAGGCTCAGCGTGAATCGCTCAAGACCTTCGACGATGTTCTGGCATCGATGTATGCCGACAAGACAGGTAAGACCATCGACGAGTGTCTTGCACAGATGAAGAAAGGCAATTGGCTTAGCGCTCAGCAGGCTAAAGACTTCGGACTTGTTGACAGCATACGCGAAGACAAGGAAACCGAGAAAGCTGCAGTCGAGCACACCAATCAGTTTGTCAACTCATATTCTAACATATTCAAGGATGCAGGTATACCGCCACTACCTTCTACTCTGCAAGAAGATGCTACTCCAAGCATCTCATCAGTCGTTGATGGCAATGGCAATCCAACCGCGAGCTTTCTCGAGAAGACGTGTGAGCAGCTTAAGAACCTCTTCCGTAACCAACACGCACCAAAACAACCTCATAAAATGATTAAAATCTTTGCTTCAGTCATGGCGTTGCTTGCCATTGACGGTTTTCAGACTAATGATGAGGGCAATATCACTCTCACTCAGGAGCAGCTGAAGAGTATCGATGATCGTTTGAAGGATCTTGAGGAGAAGGATAAAACCAACTCTCAAGCCGTCAAAGATAAAGACGATACCATCAACAACCTCAAAGCTCAGCTCTCTCAGGCTCAGAAAGAGTCAAAGGAGAAGGATGAGCAGATTCAGAATCTTAAAGGTTCTGCAGGCGACACCACAACCGAGAATCCTGCGAATGAAGAGAACAGCTTCACCGCACAGGATATGTATAACAGCATTAAAGACGTGTAAACTATGGCAGAAATTAAAATTGGAAATGTAACATATGGAGCTTCCGAGCTCTCGAAGACCTTCCAGACCTACCGCAAGGATTTCATTCTTATGCCATTCCTTGCCATGGCAGCTCTTGCTAAGCATTGCAACGTGCGCAAAGGTATTCGATACAGAGAGACAGTTTCTCAGATGTCAGCAAATGCTGAAATTGGCAACTATTCGAAGACTAAGCACGAAGATGCTGCAGTAAACATCGACCCTCGTGTGTTCGAAACATTCTTTGGCAATATCGTTCAAGGTATTGACCCTAACGCCATCTATCAGTCTATTTGGGGCAGCAACATCACCAAAGGTGATGGTCTGAAGAGTGTGCCTATTGTCAATCAGGTATGCGCTTATCTCGTTAAGAAGATTGGCGAAAACATGTTTATGAATGCCTTCACCGCTAAGCATGATGGTACCGACACCTCGAAGACTGCAAAGTGGTTCAACGGCTTCAAGACTATCCTCGATGCTGACGCTGCAGGTACTAATGAACTTGCTAAGGTCCTTATCTCCGAAGCTCTTGGCAACCTCGTTGAGGGAACAGAGTCAATCACCAAGGAGAATGCTGAGGAAGTCATCAAGGACTTCTACTGGTCAGAGGCAGGCGATGCTGCAGCTGCAGCTAAGCTTCGCTCACAGCAGCTCAAACTCTTTATGGCCGACCAGACCTATCATATGTATACCGAAGCATATCAGGTCAACCATGGTTCGTTGCCATACAATCAGAGCTACGATAAGCGCACTCTTGAAGGAGCAAGCAATGTCGAGCTTGTTCCATTGGCAAACGTGCCTAAGGACTTCCTCCTCCTCACACCTAAGAATAACATCTATCTCCTCTTTAACCAGCAGACAGAAGATGAGAAGTTCTTGGTTAAGCCATCGCTCACCAACCACTACGACGTTGACTTCATCATGAACTACTTCTTCGGTACTCAGTTTGAGAGTGTCTCTCCTGATTTTCTCCGTTACTGGCGTAAGAAGGCGTAAACTCAAGCAGATAGGCGAGCCACGCTGCTCGCCTGGCTGTATATCATTAACTCATAAAACAATAAAGATATGACTAAATGTACTTCTGCTAATTCTATATATGGCGATATTTGTTTCTTACCAGGTAAGAAATCTCTACCAGGTGTCAGAGGTTATGTGTATGGTATTGCCAAGCGTGATATTATGACATGGCCAACCATTGGCACTGAAGCTCCGAAGACTCTTGCCGACGTAGCTAAATATGCAGGCAACTTCGTACTCGCAACTGATAAGAAGTGGCATAAGATAGGACTTATTCCTAACGAATCTGAACTCCAGGTTGAATCACAGGGATCATTCGGCTCTAAGACCTTTAAGGTTACAGGCTCTGCGGTAATCCCTGGTACCGAAGAGGAAGTTTCCGGCTACATTGCTCAAGCTAACAACGATGAGATGGTGTATCTCTTCATTCAGCGCAATGGCAAGGCTCGCATGGTAGGTTCTGAAGCATTCACTCCTGAGCTTTCGCTTTCGCAGGCTACAGGTAAGGCTACAACAGATGCCAACTCTACCACAATTTCGGCTGTTGCCGACGACGAGTATCCAGCACCATTCTATCCTGGCAAGATAGAGACAGAGGATGGCGACATCTCTGGTGCAACAGGTCTACCAATCGTTGTTGCTGATAATCCTCACCAATAGGCTCAATATATATTACCTGGGCGGTCGTGCGATGCAAAGGTCGTAAGACCGCCCTTTAATTATTTCTAATTATGATAGACAAAAAATTCACAGAAGATATGCAGACGTGGCTCGCTGCTGAGACTCACGATCACGACTCTCTTGTAGCAGGTGCTGAGATGGTGCTACGCCTCACTCGCAACAGAGCTATGTATCAGACCATAATGCGAAGACCTAAGTACTTCGAGAATAAAATCAGATACGAGCTCAATAAGTTCCTGCGTATGCGACTTGACGAGATGACAATCCAAGATGTCGAAGTTCTGAGCGCAGAGCTTACTCCTAAGGTTAAGGTTGCCATCGATGAAGAGACTAAGTTTATTGCCGAGAATGCTGAGGATGAAGAGGCTCAAGCAAAATTCCTGCCTGCAGCATCTGGTATACGTGCCGACCACGACACTCTGCCTGAAGATGTAGCTTCGGTATGGAAAGACAACCGTGAACGCTGGTTCCGCATCAAGCAGCTCTACAACACTCTGCTTACCATTGATAAGCCATGCGACCGCTACGAGTATCTCAAGCAGCTCAAAGAGCTATGGTATAAGTATAAGAGTGAGCTTGAGCGCTACGACAACTATGTTGCCGATGATGCTAAAGCAGAAACAAATACTGAAGGCGATACTCCTGCAGACATTGCCAAGGATATCACCAACGCTCGCTCTTACATCACCAAGAATATTGGCAAGCTCATAGAGCTTCGCCAGAAGTCATTGGAGTCTGACGAAAACACCAAGGAGCTTGCCGACTACAATAAGCTACTTGCTAAGGTTCAGGAGCGTGTCGCTATTCTTACTGCCAATAACGCTCCTATAGGCGATGATCTGAAAGCTAAACTCAATGAAGCTGGACTCTCTATTCCGTCCGCTGAGTGATGCTCCCTATCAGTATCACCTCGGTACTGGCTTACACACGCTCGGTCTGCTCGGATGGATACTGCAGCAGACTGGGCGTGCTGATGTTTACGTATCAACATTCTCAACCTCCGACGCATTCCTTAGCGGATTCCTACGCCTACGTCGTCGCAACCTTATTGCTAATGCCACTCTCGTAGCCGACCTTAAGGCAGCACGAAAGACGGTGCAGCTATATAGGCTTATGCAAAGTTGCTTCGACCATGTGTATCTGGCTCAGAACCACTCCAAGATAGTACTCGTTAAGAACGACAACTACCAGGTGGCGGTGATATCTTCGCAGAATCAGACCTATGGCGACCGTGCCGAGTGTACGATGATCACTACCGACACCTTCGCCTTCTACTCGCTTCTTGATGGTCTCCGCTCTATCGTCGATAATTCTCACGAACTAAATGGATTATTCAACAGAATTGCTGACAGAAATAGAAAACCATGCCAGGGAGATGATGACTCCGACAGAGATAGCAGCGCTGCTGAATATTGACGAGCGCGAACTATGTGACGATATTGCTACCGTTGGCCATGCCGTGCGCAACGTCTATATACGTGGTGTCTCTACTACAGCCCTTGAACTACGTCGCACTCTTCACGACACAGCTCTTGCTGGCAGTCCTTATTCTATAGCTGAATGTCAGCGCCTGCTCACGATTGCTCAATCATCAATAATATAATTATGGCTCTACCGATAAACCTTGACAAATATGCTCATTATGTCACTCTCGACGACTCGGAACTTCGCGAGCTCCGTGTCGCTGAGGGTGTGCTGCAGCGCCTGCATCGATTGCGTGGATTATATGCCTACTGGCTGCAGTTCCCATCGAAGCTGGACAATGACCTGGTGCTATACGATATCAATCAATTCAAGGTGTCGAAGTCGCTTGCCTACGAGGATCTGCATCTCGTAAAGGTTTTGCTTGGCAACCTGCAGCAAACAAGCAAGGATTTTATGCGATGGAAGATTAACAAATCTATTGAGCAAGATATTGCTGCAGCACGTCGAGCTGGCGACTACCGCTCGATAGCAGCCCTCTCGAAAGTTCTGGTACAGAACAATCGCACAGACAAGGATGATGAGCCAGAACTTGAATTCGACAAGATTGTGCCTCAGAACTTCGAGCCTACCGACGACCCTACAGTTCTCGGTATAGAGCGTATTCCGGACCTACGTGCAAGAATTCGAGCTCTACAAAAGCGCTATTCTGCAACCATGGTGCAGGATGCAGACTATGAAGAGATAAAAGAAGAGAATAAAATAGACGACGATGATTGACAATAAAGAGCAGCCATATCGACAATACTTCAACGATGCCCAATACTACAGCCTGGCAATGAACACACGCGACGAGGTGATTGTTGCCGGGCGTGGTGTGGGCAAAGGAGCCATCCAGGCACGTCGTCTGCAGTCATGCTTTCAGGGAATGCCTGGAAGTATGGGCGGTTTTGTTGCACCATCGGTTAAGCGCTGCCTTACCAATATACTTCCCTCAATGCTCATTCATCTCGAGCGTTGGGGCTTCAAGCGCGACTTGCATTATGTAGTTGGCAAAAAACCATGGAAGCGCCTACATTGGAAGACTCCTATCTTTACTCCTGCCAACTGGGAGAATACCATCAGCTTTTATAATGGTTCCGTGTGCAACGTGATATCTCAGGATCGTAGCGGCACCTCTAACTCCATGTCGCTCGACTATCTCATCATCGACGAGGCAAAGTTTATCGACTATGAGCAGCTGAAGGACGAGACCTTTCAAGCCAACCGTGGAAACGAAATGTACTTCAAGAACTTTCCGCTCCACCATGGCATGACAATTACTTCAGATATGCCTATTACCAAAAAAGGCTCATGGTTTCTCTCTTATAAGGATAAACAAGACCCTGAGCTTGTGAAGGTAATCGAGGGAATAATTTTTCAAATATGGAAGCTCAAGCAAAAACTTGCAAAGCGTCCAGAACTCCACGATGCTATAAACAAGCGACTCGACGAGCTGAATGCTCAACTCAACTTTTTCCGCTCAAATTGTCTACTATACAAGGAGTACTCAAGTATCGAGAACCTCGCTCTGCTGGGCGAAGAGTTTATACGTAGAGCCAAGCGCGATTTGCCTCCACTAACCTTTGCCACATCCATAATGTGCCAACGAGTGGGAGTATCTGCAGATGGCTTCTATGGTGGTTTGCGTGAGGATGTTAATCTCTATACCGCTCCTAACGAATCGGTGCTCAATCTCCACACTCTCGATAATGCTGAAGGTGGCATCATACCTAACGACTGCAGAATGGATGCCGACTGCGACGACAGGTTGCCTCTACTCATAGCTTTTGACAGCAACAACCTTATCAACTGGCTCGTGGTTGGCCAAGTGAAGGATGGCAAGCTGAGAATCATCAAATCATTCTTCGTGAAATACGAGCGCAAGATACCCGAGCTGCTCGAAGACTTCAGCAAGTATTATCACTTCCATCGTCGCAGACAGGTGATATTCTACTACGACTCCACCATGGTTGGCACCAACTGGGGACTTCACTACAACGACCCACATCGAGAGGTTCTCAAGTCGCTACGCTCCATGGGCTGGGCTGTCAGAGATGTCTACCTTGGCAATCCGATGGGACATATCGAGAAGAATGCGCTCATCAATAAGATGCTGCGTGGCAGAGGCAACCTGCAGGTGCTTATCAATAGAGATAACAATCCTGACCTGCTTATCTCCATTACCTCTGCAGGAGTTTACAACGGCAAGAAAGATAAGCGAGGTGAGAAGCTGGCAGAGACTGAGGAGGACAAACTTGAAGCACGTACCGATGGTTCTGACGCTTTCGACGTGCTCTGCATAGGTGCAGAGACAAAGCCTGTGTTCCAAGGCGCAGGTGGCACCACAAATACTTATGGAGGATAATGTCATGTGTTAACTCTTATATAATTTTTGGTTATTAGTATTATCTTTTACCGAAGCCACTTGCGCGAGATGCGTAGGTGGCTTTTTTATTATATTTAATACAAAAAAGTGTAGTAAATATTTGTATAATACGAAAATTTGTAGTACCTTTGTAGTGTCTTAAAAAGTAATACAATATGAAGAAAGAATTAACAGAAGAAGAGGCAGAACTGATAGAAGCTATCAGAGCCTACAAAAGAAGTTACCCGAATGGTCATCCTCAGTTGTTGTTTTACGCACAAAAGCTATTCGATGAGATGACATCAGTTAAGTAAGTCTAACAAGGCAGCCCGAAGGGGCTGCCCTTAACTAACACAATATGGAAAAGAATACCAACAAACAGGCAAAGGACAATACTGTTAAGCAACGCTTACAGGACATTCTGCTGAGTGTGTCATGGCGTGAGGTAGCCAATACATATTTCGACCGCTCGGCTTCATGGTTGTATCATAAACTTGATGGCATTGATGGCAATGGCGGTGTCGGTGGGTTCACAGACAAGGAGAAGGAGCAGCTTCGTGGCGCTCTTGTAGACCTCAGCGACCGTATACGCCGTGCTGCTGACAATATTTAGGCAGGTGATTGTATTACACCTTTAAGACACAAGTCGTCCGCGCCTACGGATGCACACCAGCCTCGGGACTTCACAGTCTCGAGGCGTTTTTGTTTTTGGCAATTGCCATGTTCACGTTTCGCACAACCGCCCACGAGCGACAAGACAAAATCTATTACATGGTTGCAAATCTCGCTACATATTCCGCTATGAGCGAAAGGGGCAATTGCCAACTTGGCGTAGGGCGGTGTAGTGCTGCAAAGACAGCAGAAAGCGCAAGCTGCAAAATTCAACCACATAACTCATTGAAAACAAGGTGGTTGAATTTTGCAGCTATGGAAAAAAGGTAAAAAAACCATGCTTTTATATATCTATATAGCTCGTTTTAAGCATTAAAACGAGCAAAAACAATAGGTAGGAACCATAAATTATTGCAAAAAACTTGTAGAAACAGTTTTTTTTGAGTTACTTTGCAAGTGATTTTAATAAATGTTGATTCGTAGAAACAATATTTGCAAAGTATCCATACAATCTGTCGACATCCACGACGATTGTACTTGATGTAATAAACAGGGTAAGCCTTCTGTGCGTGAAGTATAGAAGGCTTTTTTATCAAGAATAGTTTTCATGCAAAGTGAAAATTATATAATCAAAAGAACTCTTTAGCCCTCTGTGCGTGAAGCATCGAGGGCTTTTTATATTTATGTTAAATATTAGTTAACGTAACAAAAAAGTTACCTAAATATTTGTCTAATTGTAACTTTATTGTTACCTTTGCATCGTTCAATAAGAACAAAGTGACTCTCATATTTACTGCTACAAAATGAAGTACAATGAATTGTACAAGAAGTTAAGGAAGGCGGGATGCTTTCCACTTCGTCATGGGTGTCGGCACGACAAATGGTTGAATCCTGCCAATGGTAAGGAAGCGCCAGTCCCCCGACATGGAACAGAAGAAGTTCCGAAAGGAACTTTGAAATCTATCTATCGACAACTCGGGCTTTAAGCCTGAGTTGTTTCCCATGACAAATTTATGAGCAATAAATATCGGGTCACTTTTCATTTTGATTATCACATAAATATACAAGATATGGCAAAAAAGGTTACGGTCGTAGTTGAGACAGGCAAGGATTTATATTCTTGCTTTATGGCTAAGGATTCTGATGATTTAGGCTTTTGCTTGTGTGGTGACGGAAAGACTGTCAAGGCAGCAATAGAGGATTTTTACGTTAGCCGTGACGAAGCCAAGCAAGACTACGAGGAGCGAGGTAAGGAGTTTCCTGAATTAGAATTTCATTTCGTCTTTGATGTTGGAGCGTTCTTTGATTACTATCCTCTAAGCATTTCAGCATTTGCTAAGTATATCGGAATGAACGCTTCTCTTCTTCGCCAGTATGCAGCAGGCATAAAGGTGCCTCAAGGAAAGAGTTTGGAGAAGATTAGAGAAGGTATTGCAAAAGTAAAAGGAGATATTGATGCTGGTGTCTTGATAGATAAGCCAGTATTACAATACGCATAAGTAAAATTCAGTCGGTATCCATGCTGATTGTATTTCATTTTTGATAAATATAGAGATCACTTTTAGCCCTCTGTGCGTGAAGCATCGAGGGCTTTTTTTATGTGTCGTTGGCAAAGGCGAGTAACCGTGAGGGTTTATGCGAATAGTCGCATGGAGTCAGCTGAGGTGGAGAGGCTTAAATAAGAAGAAGCGAAGAAGTAAAAAGCAAAAAAAATCCCGGCAGGGTGAAAACCTTGTCGGGAATAGTGCGCTGCGCCCTGCAGCGGCTTGTGTTCAAATACGGCTAAATATACAAAGCCGGGGCTTATTGTATGCTGTCGGCAGCTCGGCGTATTCTGTTGCTCAGATCAACGAGAGCACCGCGCAGCTGCTCGCGTTCTTCCTCTGTAAAGGCTGTAGGCTTTTTGTTTCCGTCGATGCCGTCAAGCTTATGATAAAGCCAAGAACCTGAGCGGTTAAAATAACGCTTAGCCAAGTCGGCCCAAGAAATGGAGATTAAAAGATCAGATAATTGCGCTTTCATCGTCTCCGCCTGTGTCTGTTTTAAAACCATTATTGCCATAGTAATATGTATTAAAAGTTATATTTTCTTTATTGGAGGGTGCCGAAGTTGGCACCCTCTTTGTTTCTGTGTTACTCGTCACCGTCCAGCCATTCAGTAAAAAGCTTTTCTACATAGTAGCGCAATTCCGTTGCGCCATTCGGGTAACTCTTTTTGTAGTTGCGCCCTGCTTCTATAAGCTCGCATTCAACCTCTGTTAATCTTAATTGCTTCATATTATATTTATTTTATTTGAACACTGCAAAGATAATACTTTTATTTGTACTAACAAAACATTTTAATACTTTTATTCGTATTGTTTTATTTTTTATGTGTCGTTTGCCAAGGCGAGTAACCGTGAGGGTTTACACGAATAGTCGAAATGGGCGATACGAATAGCCGAAATGGGCGATGCGAGTAGCCGTGAGGGTTTACACGAATAGTCGCATTTGTGGGACCTACCATTTTCGTGAGCTTACGAAAATGGAGAATACCAAGCATCTCATCTATCGGGAATATTAAATATATAATGTGGAAATGTTAAATTTGCTATTTTGCGGTAACATTTCCCTTCAATTGCTTGGTGGTGTCGCTCCTTTTGCCTACCTTTGCCCATGGAAAACGATCGTAGTTGTATCTACGCTGGGGAGCGACAGTTTCGCTCGGCACGCTTGCTCGGGCTTTTTTTATGCCTTTGCGCGGTTCGCATACTCTATTCTTTTTTATAAAGGATATAGACAATATTATGACGGCTGCCTTTCCGTGAATTAGTTTCTCCTCGGAGTATACTACGATTCGTTTTCCAACGGGAAGTGCAGCCGTCACCCGTTTATATCGGCTGCAAGGAAAACGAATCGTGGTATGACAAACCAAAAAACAACAATCAGTTTCCAGAACGAAACTACCTTGTTTGGTGCTCCAGGAGCACTCGACATGAATGGTGCAGCCAAGGCTGCAAGTGATAACTTTTCAGGCATTAAAGCCAGCTGCGCCCAGCTTAAGGCGAAGGTGCAGCAGGCTATGCTGAAAAAGAACGAAGCCTATAGCCGATTGGCAGGCTTCGAAGTGAACAATCAGACAGTAGCCGTGATAGGTTTTGTGGTGCCATTGCTTATGGTGGCAACGGTCGTCCTGGCTACTACTGCTCCTCTACAGGCCTTTGCCTCTGCAGGCATCACAGGCTGGGTGGTTTACCGCTTCAATAGCAAAGATTTCAAAAAAGGCGACGAGAAAGGAGGCGAAAAATGAAAATCAAGGTTCCTAAGGTAACAGCCGAGAAGATTAGCGAGGAAGAAGCGGTAGAGACAATGGCGGGCTTCGAAAATTTAGAAGAGGTGAGAGAGAAGCTCGAGAAGTGGCAAGAGGCTAACGAGAAGCGTGGATTCTTAATCCTTGGCTACAACGAAGACAAAATCTCGTATTTTGGTACAGGTGGCGCAAGAGGCACTCTTGCCGGTATAATGGCTTCGCTGATTTTGGAGTGCGAGAACTTCAGACGACTGATGATGCCTTCTATTATTGCTGCCACAAAATGGATTAACGAAAACAAAGACAAAGTAACCATCATCGAAGGAAAGGAGGACAACCATGCCAACTGATAATATGCCTACATTCAACATTCTCACTCTGCAGGAGCTACAGGCTCAGCTCTTGGATATTGTGGAGCGAATGAATAAGAATCGCGAGTCGTTTGCTCGAGCTCGTACGGATGAAGACGAAAGATATATCTCGCTAATGAACGAAATATCGAAGGGTCAAGCCATGGTAGCTGCAGACCGCAAGAAGAGTAAGGACAATTACCTGAAAGCGATAGAAGCTTGCGACCAGGACGACAAGTTCCTCGCTAACAAGAAGCGCAGAGCTTACAACGACCACATTCGCGAAATGGCTCATCTGAAGAGCGAGCATGCTCGCAACAACGTGTTGCTCGAGAATGAGCGTGCGCTGCTGTTTAGCCAGTACAAAGCCCATGGTGGCGATATGGAGATTATTAAATCATTGTACAACGACAACAAAAAAGATAAAGGAGGAAAAGAAAATGGCTGAAGAAAAAGAAATAAAAGGGTTGATAGAAAAAGACTTTGAACACCTGACAAAGGAGGAGCAGATAGCATTTATCTCTCTCCATATAGATGTCTTGGTAGATGTAGACACGTTGGAAGCGCAGATTCGACTATTGGAGGATGCGGTGGACGATTATCTTGACGTTTCGCCCGATAAATTGAGCTTTAATGAGGCAGTACACAGACTGGATATGGCCTCTAACCTTAAGAGATTGAGTAAAATATTGCAAAACCTAAAATTAGGAATAGAATCATGACACAAGAAGAAGACGAGAAAATGCAGCTCGAATATATCGAAGCTTACTTCGACAAGCGCAGTCCGCTGCCTGGGAAAGATATCACAGGTCAGATGAATGTCCCAGAGCCAAAGTCGACAACAGAAATTATTGATGACCTGTCAGATATGTACGACATCAGCAAAGGACTGTTGAGCAAATATCTGGTGGACCATGGCTATTCGCTCGTACCTACAGAGGACGGTAGATTGAAATGGATGATTTACCGATACTACGATAGCCATATAGAATAACAAGAAGGAAACATTTATTTTACATTTTTTATAACAATTTGGTAAATTTAGGGTGTAAGTATTAAGCTCGTGAGAGTTAGGATACACACAAAGGGAAGCAGCGCTCGTGAGAGTGCTGCTTTTTTTGTGTATTTTATGCGGCTAAATGAATAAGCTATCTTTGCCTAAAAAGAATAAAAGGATGATAACAATAACTCAATCTATATCTGGCACATATTTATCATCGAATGTTCCCGATGTGGAATTCTCGATAGGTGGCAACCGCGCCATGGTGACGATGACGGTAGACGACGAACAGGTATACCAGGAATATCTATATCCGTTGGCAGGTGTGGTTACGCTTGCCGAACTCGACCGTCTGCTAACTCCTTATGCCAAGAAGCGCCTGAAGGTGAAGCTGAAGATACAGATTGCCGAACAGGATGCCGACAACGAGACCATTATGCCTACCAAAAGCATGGAGGCAGATATCATATATAGCGAGGTGGATATCAACACTACTGCTCAAGACTTCATAGATACTCACTATCTGACATTGCTCGAGGGCGAGAAGGTGACGAGTCTTCATCGCCTGGAATATCTACACTATATCGGTACCGACAAGGCAGAGGTGACAGCCTACTATGACGATGGCACTAATAAATCTTTCTCGATATTGCCTGTTGCAGGCAACGACCGCTATACCACACTCGATGTGTCGGCAGCACAGTTTGCCATGGCAGGCAAGACGTTGCTATGTTATGATGTCCAGGCTGGAAAGCGCACGTTCCGGTTTACAATCGATTTTGATGAGCCCGACTGCGCTCCAGTTCTGGTATTCGACAACTCGTTCGGAGTGGAAGAGCTAATCTATTGCACAGGCACACACACCATAGCGCCATCGTACAAACGCGAGCAAGCGTATATAGGCAAAACCCAACGCAACTATGCTATTACCGAAACCAGGGTGTTCAAAGCCGACACAGGCATACTGTCGTTCACCATGGCAAACTGGGTGGACGAGCTATTCCGTTCGATGAACGTGCATATAGTAACCTTCAAGAATGGCAACCCGAACGTGGGCAAAGAGGTGATAATAACAGACTCGAAGTCGGAATACGACAACAAGCCTACATCGCTGCCTCGATTCAGCTTCTCATATCAGTATGCTCAGCGCAATCATAATGTGCTGAATATGGAACGTGCAGGCAGAATATTCGACAACACCTTTGACAATACCTTCGAATGAAAGCTATCCATTTCACCGAGATGCTGCGCCAGATAGACCAAGCATATCAGCATCGAGCCCTTGTAGACGTATACGCTTACAAGGGTGAAACAGGCGCCATTGTCCATTACAAGGGCTGGCTTGTGCACCATGTGGCATGGCGACAAGGTTTTATACGCTTGAGAAATCCTAAGAACCGAGAGCTGCGTACTATTCCTCAGATATTCATCATACAGATAAACAATCAAAAAATATACTTATGAGCAAAAACAAAAATACCCTGCAGCCTACATCGCAACATGCAGATGCTGACGGCTATCGCAAATATAGAATCGTGCCTACAGGAATAGGCTCATCGTCGGAAGGCAATTCTGTAGCTTCAGAATATGGTGGCGACTCTATGAATGTTTTCGATGATGATGATCAGGCAGGAACATCAAACGTAAGACAGATAGTGGTGAAGAAGCGAGAGTATAAGTATGTGCAATGGGGCGTAAACGACCAGCTGCCATACGACATAAGGAAGAAGCTGATGGAGAATATGGTGACGGCACAATGTCAGCAGTTCAACATCGTGTCGTGCTATGGCCAAGGAGTGCGCTTCGTGGATAGAGAGACGAGAAAAGACGTAAGCGACAAAGAAATTCGCGACTTCTGTCTATACAACTCGCTACAGGAGGTGTTCCTCGAGCAGGTTACCGACTTCAAGTTCTTCTTCTTCTCGGTAACGGTTATCATCCTATCGAAGGATGGCACAAAGATAGTGACGGTAAGGAACAAGGATGCCTCATACTGCAGATTTGAATATGCAGGTTCTACAGCTTCAGGCAAGTCGGAACATGTGTTCTATGGCGACTGGCGACTCGGTTTCTTTGACGAGAACAAGATTGAGGTGATACCATTGCTCGACTATTTCAATCCGCTTGGCGACCTGATGGTGCGTATGGGCAAACTGCCAAACCCGGAAACAGGACTCAAGAACAAACCTACCAAGGAGCGCAAGTTTGCTATATTGAGCCGTATGGCAACACCAGGCTGCCAGATGTACCCTGTACCATATTACTCTTCGATATTCCGCGATGCCTGGTTCGATATCTATCGCTTGATAGGTATCGGCAAACGATATATGATTAAGAACACTTCGGCTCCACGAGTACAGATAGAAGTGCACGAAGAGTATTGGGACAACGTTTGCGACAACGAAGGAATATCAGACGAGCCACTACGCAAAAAGCGCAAGGAGGAAGAGAAGCAGAACATCATCGACTTTGTGACAGGTATCGAGAATGCGGGCAAGGCTATGATTAGCGGATACTATGTAGACCCAAACGGCAAGGAGAACAGAATGGTGCGCATAGTGCCACTCAACGATGCCAACAAGAAGGAAGGTGGCAACTGGAGCGACGATATGAGCGAAGCTTCGAATGCTCTCTGCTTCGCCTTCGGCATTCATCCTAACCTGGTGGGAGCCACGCCTGGCAAGAGTCAGATGAACAATTCAGGTAGTGACAAGCGCGAACTCTTTACGCTGAAGCAGGCTATAGAGAAGCCATGCCACGACATACTGACTAAGCCATACCACTTGATACTCCACTACAACGGATGGAGCGACAAGGTGACGGTAGATGTGCCAATGATACAGCTCACTACTCTCGACGAGAACAAAGATGCCAAGAAGGTTACTAATTCTAATAGCAATAGCAATGACAACGATAACAATATCTAAAGAAGACTTCGAGCAAGCGCTGCCAGTAGGTTGCTCAGCTCATAGCGAGGTGTTTGAGAGTGTGATGCCTGCAATAGACATTGCTAACGATAATTACTCAAGCAATCTGCTTGGCGAAGCAGGCTTGAAGCGGATAGCTGAAGAAGGAGAGAATGGCAGACTACTGCAGTATTATAAAATCATGGTGTGTGTGGATGGTTTTCTCTCGGTATTCAGACAGTTGGACCTGGTGTTGACACCTACAGGTTTTGGCATTGTGTCAAACGACACCATATCGCCTGCATCGAAGCAGAGGGTGGATGCACTCGAGGGACAGCTACGCACAGCACTATGCAGGGCAAGAGCTATGACCGTGGATTTGCTTCGCTCAGAAGAATGGGGCAAGACGATGCAGGCAAAGAACTATATTCGCTACATCTATACTGAGAATTATTTCTTCTTTTCGCCCATGGCAACCAAGGCACGGTCGTATCAAGATTGGCAGGCTATGCAGCGAGCTATCATCGATGCCGACGAGACTCTACGCTTGAGAATATCAGACGAGCAGATGGATGATATCCTCGACGCATGGCGATGCGATGACCATGACAGGCTGACACCGTATGCAGGAATACTGCAGCTGATATGCGACTTTACCGACCAATGGAACGTAAGCGGAAAAGCAGCCATCTCTACCCCACTCTATCGACGCATAGAGCGCGAGGTGGAGCAGAACCCTGAGATATACTCTATATATCCAGAGACAGCAGCCTATGATGCTGCGCATATCGAGAGCTTCAAAAATACTAAAGATTCATCAGCATTCGTATTCAATGGCTAAGACTATCAATATAGAATTAAAGGCTCCTCAGTCGTGGAGCGAACTGACTCAAGAACAGTTGCGCTACGTGTTCTACCTCATGGCAACCTTTGCAGATATGACGGTAGTTAAGACTTATATGTTTGTGCGCTTTACAGGCATCAGCGTGATAGAGAAAAACCGCTATGGCTGGAAGTGTGCTTATAAGCCTGAGGGCGAGAAGCTGAAGGTGTTCTATATAGAGGCGTGGCAAATTCATTCATTTCTTAAGCAGTTGAGCTGGGTGGACTCGACGGAGGATATGGACAATAGGTTGGATGTTGTTCAAGGACTCCAGGCGGTCCATCCGCTTCTGCAGGAAGATACCGAACATAAACGCATCATCAGCTTTGGCGAGTATCTCTGCATGGAACAGCAATATCAGCTATTCCACGAGACGAAGAAACAGGAGCATATAGATAAGCTCGCCTCGTTTCTATATCGCAAGCCCGACTTCTCTCGACCTGACGAGCTGAGTCTGACAATAGAAGAAAGCCTGGCGACGATAGCGTGGTTTGCCAATATCAAGTTAGTTATGTCGAGAGCCTTCCCTAACTTCTTCCGCAAGGCTACTGCCGACGACGTGACAGAACTGTCGGTACTGCAGTCGATAAACCTGCAGCTAAGAGCTCTGACAGATGGCGACGTGACGAAGGAAGCCGAGGTGAAACGTGTGGACTGTTGGCGAGCGCTGACAGAACTCGACGCTAAAGCCAAGGAGGCAGAAGACTTCAGACGCAAGTATCCAGACTTGAATAAATAACATATAATTCATATTACCATGGCAAAAGACCTTTTTCCAGCTCTCGACTATTTTACACAGCTTGCCAAGTCGAGCCGACTGGCACAAGACAATAAGTTTTATACTTGCCTCTGCTCTGGTCCAGACTCTATACAGGGAGTGATGGAGAACTTCAGGAAGCAGCAGAACTTCATCATGGTGGATGATACCACCTCGCAACAGACCTTCTCGAATGGCGTAGGCTACTTCCGCAGAGATGTATATACGATATTCATCTTGGCTCATTATCGCATAGACGACATGATAGACAGAGAAGAGAAGTTGAACCTATGCAGGCAGATATTCAGGCAGTTTCACTCTCGCCTGCTTCACGATCGAGACGAACTTGGCGACGACCGACTGACATTCCTGCAGCTGAATAATGTCTACTCATCCGAGTTGCCTCGGTACTCATATAACGGAGTGACAGGACTGTACTTCATGATACAAAACGAGGAACCAATAGATATATGCTATGACGAATCGGAATGGACTTAAACCCAATATGACTGATGCCGAACATCAGAAATGGTTGGATGGGTGGCAGCAGTTTATGGTGGATATATGGCGTGAGCGAATGATGCAATTTACTCCACCAGTAAACGATACAGGAGCATTGGCCCGCTCGATACAAGGCGTGGTACATCCTGGTCCTGTTACCACCATCGAGCACCATTTCCTTGAGTACGGTATATATGTGGCTCGAGGCGTGGGCAATGGATATAAGCATGATAACGGTGGCGACCTCAAGTTTCTGAAAGACTGGAAGACAAATCCACACCATAGGCAGAAGCGTGACTGGTTCTCGAAGAAGTATCTATACTCTATCCATCGCCTGAACGAATTTGAAGCTTCATATTATGGTACCACATATAATGGTTTGGTGTCATCGTATCTGAGTCAGCTATTCAGCGACGGCAAAAATACTATAGATAGAACGATAAGGAGGTTTTAATTTTTAATCACCATTTTTATTATGTCAATACAATCAGAGTTTTCTGCTCTACGTGAACTCTTCACTAAAATACGCGACGAACGAGGCTCTCATGCCAACACAGCTAATCGTATAGGTTCGGCATTTCTTGCTCTATTAGATTATGTCCTTAATGCGCCATTCTTGCGTAAGGACAAAGAAGATGTAGCAGCTGGCGAAGTTACCTTTCTGCGAGGTCTTAAAATAGGCGATTACTCTTCTGTGTCATTAACTGGTGGAGAATGGTCTGTCGATGACAAGGAACACACCTACCTTACTACCGATTATCTCGAAGTAAGAATGAAAGCTATCTTCGAGGAATTGATGATTAAGAAGACATCCACTATAGGCGGTAATGTTATATTATCTCCTGAAGGAAGTGTGACAGCTCACGATGTACAGACAGTTAGCGTAATATACAACGATGTCTCACAAGAGGCATATCGTTGCTATTTTCTCGCAGAACTCGACGGCAACGAAATTAGTAACGACTTCGCAATAGGCGACCTAATACGTTCGGAAAGTTTCAATCTAAACAATGGAAAATACCACAAGATGGGCAATCACTTCTTGTGGAGACTGTGTATTGGCAGAGACGATAAAGCAATAGAGAAGAATGGCAAAAAGTATCATTATATAGACCTCTCTGTAACAGATTGCGCAACAAATAGCGATAGACCAGCTAAGGGTGACGTCTTAAATCAATGCGGAAATAGAGACAACCCAGAGAGACAGACATGTATGTTCTTCTCTTCTGTTGGTACTTATGCTCCAAGTATCACCTTATATCAAGGAGTAGACAATTATTCATTCGACAAGAAAGAGTATGTAGAATATGGAGTGAATAATTCGTCTAAGAAGGCCTTCTTCAATGTATATGGAGATATGTATATAGGTGACAGACCTACCGCTGAGAATAACTATGAAGGTAGCACTTATGTAAAATTTCAGCAAGATTGTAACGGTAAAGGCAAGCCACGTCTTCAAATAAAAGCAGAATTAGATGTTAAGAGTACTATTGGCGGTAAAAATATCGATAAGTATATCGAGGATAACACATTGAGCGAGGCTGCAGTTAATAATATTATTAGCAATTCACAAATCATATCAGACTTACAAAATCAAATAGATGGAGCTATAGAAACATGGTTCTATGAAGGTGTTCCTACACTTGGTAATGTTCCTGCTGAAGAGTGGAAAACTGATAGCGATAAGAATATACATCTTGGAGACCTATATTACGACACGTCTACAGGCAAAGCTTATAGATTTGCCATGGTCGACAACAACATATATAAATGGTTAGCAATAACAGATACCGATATAGCTAAAGCTCTTGAAACAGCAAGCAAGGCGCAAGAAACTGCAAATGGTAAGATGAAAGTGTTTTGCCAGCAACCAACACCTCCTTACTACGAGGGCGACTTGTGGGTTAATGCAACATATCCTCAAGACGGAAGTGTGTACAAAAATGATATACTGAGATGTACTACAGGGCGAACATTTGGTGCGTTTAACATCAACGATTGGACATTGTCGTCTAAATATACTGACGACACTGAAGCTCACAAGGCTCAATACGCGGTTGCTAAGACACAAGAATCGCTACAGAATCTGTCTAATACTGTAAGCAACAACAAAAGCGCCTTTGATAAGTACACACAGGATGGTTATGTTGATGGAGCAGAGATTGTTGCGATGCAACAAGACATTAAGCGCTTGGTAGACGACTATACGGCTGCCGAGAAAGCTTATAACGAGGTTGTTGGAAGTGAGGTTCTGAAAACTGATACAGGAGCAGAGACTAAGGAACTTACAGATCTAAAGATTGCTAAACAAGCCTTAGATAGCGCTCATAAGGAATTAGTAGATTATCTTAATGATATTACTAAGAGATTTAATGAATCAGATGCTGACGGCAAGAAAACTATCAGCAATCGTGTTGGCACTCTCTTCGATAATTTTCAGACTGCTTATAGTGCCTTTTATAATACTCTCGGCATAGCTAATGCGTACATAACGAGTTCTATCTACTCGATAACCTTAGGTAATGTAACTAATTATGATAATCTAAAGTATCTTAAGAATGCATTGCAAGGAGATAGTACTATACAAGGTGGACTCATGCTGTCAAGCACTATAGTGCTTAGAGATGCAAAAGGCGCTGCTGTAATGAGTGGAATGAATGGTATCGTCGATGAGACAAAACAAAACCAAGGACTTGAGAGTATTGCGACCTGGTGGGGAGGCGCTTTTGCTGATAAAAAGACATTCCTTCGTGCAGGGCAATCGATAGCAGATACTATAGAAGGTAAGAATGCTGTCACGGACTATGCAACATCACTTGTTCGATTCGACGGAAGTGGTTATCTTGCAGACGGTGCAATATGGTGGGATAAGACAGGTAATGTACACGCTAATCCTGCTTCATTTATAATAAGCGAAAAAAATGTAGGAGTATATCTATCCTTCTTAGAACCTGTGTGGAAACCAGGAATAACAGATAATACTCTAATTGACAATGTGCAATATCTCATTGCGAAGAAAGACTTTCGTTCCTTGGTCGGAATAGATTCGCTCGCTACAGAAGGATATCTTAAAATCGGTGGCGCTTACCTTGTATGGGACAATACAAATAAGGCTATCAGAATCGCAGGAGACAAGGATGGCAAAACTTTGGCGAATCTGTATACAACAGGTGGCATTACTGCTTATGGTGCTGGTAGCGGAATTGATGGCGGTGGAGGGCTGAATGGTTCGGTGCAGACGTATGCTAATGCTATCAGTTTGACGACTGCGGGCAATGAACTGTCTCAGATAGCCAGTGCTTGGAGTATTAAGAAGCTCTATGACAAGATAGAGGCTATTGATGTTAGCGACCAGCTGACAAATTATCTGCAGAAGACGGAAGCTGCCAATTTGTATCAACCAAAGGGGCATTATCTAACTTCGCTTGGAATCAATGTTCCTACAGGTCTTACTGTGTCGGGTTCTCCTGTAACCTCAAGTGGAAATATTACTATTGGGCTGGCTGTAGGCTACTCTATACCGACAACCGCCAAGCAGACCAACTGGGATACGGCATATAGATGGTATACGGCTATAGCAGGCAAGGATTCGGATGGTGCTATCGATAAATGGGACGAGATTGTGGCATTCTTGGCTAAGATCGATGACTCGACGACTCTGGATGGAATAATTGGTGGCATAAACTCTTCGATATCTGCCGAGACATCGAGGGCTAAGGCTGCAGAAGGTACGAATGCTACAGGTATAGCTACTCTGCGTAGTTATTTTAGTAATGGCGTGGCGAAGAATGCAAAGAATGCAGATACTTTAGATGGGTATCATGCAGCGAATATTCAGCAGGCAGGCTGGGTGAATCTGTACAGAACAGGTGATTCTGCAAACGAAATTAAATGGACGAGAATCGGTAGGTTCTTGACTAATGGTTATGGGTCTAAGGAAAATGATGCTATGATCGAATTTAATTCGAATGGCGATCAGAATTATTGGTATTTTGCCCATGGCACTTTGATGTTGTCGTCGTACTTAACTACTTCTCGTTCGCTGATGCTGACAACATACGGAATGGGAAGTATTCACTTCTACGCAACTATCGACGAAGAAGGGTACATTTGGCTCGGGCACAATGCGTGGTATTCTGGTAATTCGAAATTCAGGGTGCTGTATAAAGGCACAAACGTAGAGATCTATTATACTAATATGGTTATGCAGACGAAGGCTCCTGCAAACGAATATGTGACGGATAATGGTACTTATAAGATGGGCGAAGGCGTTAAGAGTATCAATTATCTGAAGAACGTGAATGCATCATCAGCATCGAAGCTTGAGACAACGAGAAAGTTGTGGGGGCAGAATTTTGATGGTGGAGGTGATGTGGCTGGTATGCTAACCTTAGCCGACGGTAGTCATGCCGGTTTGAAACTTGGATCTGCATATCTGTCTTCTCTTAGTGGCTGCGCCATATTCCAAAATGTAAAAGCCATTCGTTTTGGTGGCGATTCTTGGAATTGGAGCGCTTGGGCAGGACTTAGCTATGACGAGAAGAATAAGATGGTGAATTTAGGTCTGGCAGATGGAAGCATTTTTACTGCCACCACATCGCAAACAGACGGTACTCTTAATTTGGTGAATATAACTAAGCTGCTGTTAGGAGGTCTCGGACTTGAGTATGACGTTAACAATAACGCTCTGAAAGTGAACGGCAATCTGTATGCTACGGGTGGTATTACGGCTTATGGTGCTGGTAGTGGAACTGGTGGCGGAGGTGGAGGGCTTGATGCTACAGTGAAGCTCTTCTCTGAAGCAATAGCCCTCACGCAAGACTCTCGTGGGTTTGTTGCGTCGGCATATTCTGTTGCAGCTCTTAATAGTAAGATAGCAACATTGCAGACTGATGTTACTACATTGAGGGCTGAGCGTAAATTAGATTGTAGAGATATAGATTTTGGTTTGTCGTCTGACAATTCTTCTGCTGATAATTGGCATACTTACCAAGATGTTGCAGAAGGCATGTTTATACTTGTTGACAACAAATATGGTCAAGGGCAAAGCATCGGCGTGTTGTTGCAATATAAAGATAATATGAATCATGCACTTAATCAAGTTGTGATATCAAGCTGTGAATTGTTGCCAACCGAGGAGAACTTCAGTTCGCATCAAGATGGAATAATGTTCTTTAAGTGTCGCTCATGGAACACTTTAACATCACCAGAATATGCAGGGGCAAAAAACACCTGGAGCGAGTGGCATGATATCAATGAGAGAATTACGAATGATGATATTGATGAACTTTTTAATTAAAAAACTATGACGAAATACTTAGACTTTGAAGGACTTAAGCATTTTAAGAAGAAGATAGACGCTGAATATAAACCTGCATTAAATGGCAAGGCAGACAACGAAATTGGTATCTTTACAACAGGTGTTGCTACTCCTGAGCTTCACGTTAATTCTAATAATGCTGATGAAAAAAGTGCCAATCAAATATTGGCAACAGGGGCGGATGGCACAGCTGATATTCTGATACTACATAATAATTCTAATGGCGCAGCGTTAGATTTAGTTAGAGCCAACGTAAATGGTATAACTGTTAATTCATACGCTGCATCATCGTCATTACCAGGTGAAAATATTAACGCTAAAGATTGGACACTTACAGGGCGAAAAACTGATATTACTGGTGATTCTATCACTTCGCCTAAGATTATCAAAGCTGGTGGTACTTCAAGTGAGATTTTGATGGCTGATGGTTCTATAAAAGACTTCGTGTCCCTTGCTTCCATTCCACTTACAGGCTCGATTAATCTAACCACAGAAAATGCCATCACCTTAGCTGCTAAGTATGCCAAGGTGGCTAATAATAGCATCAACTTCTATGTCATAGCAGATAGCCGTGGTAAATTGCCATCATCAGAAACTCGCATAAATATAAACTCTGGTATTACATCTCTTGTAGGTGCAGAGGGTGCTAATGTTGGTGATTTGTTCGTTGTCGGCAAACTTAGTCTGAAGCCTGTATATAAGATAATTCCTCTTAATGATGCTAAGGCAGAGGACTCTACCTATAAGGGTACACAGGGTGTGGTTACTCCTTGGGATAAGTCGCAGATAAACAAGATAGCTTCTGTTGAATCTACTGCTAATGCCGCAAAAAATAATATGCCAACATATGGCGAAAGCAATATGAATAATGCCTTAAGGACTGGAATGTATCCATGGTGTACTCTTGGCAGACCGTCAGGCTCGCAAGGAGCTTATACCTGTGTAGTACTGGCATCAACGACGGCAGATAGCAATGGCTATACAACTGTAGAGCAGACTGCTTATGGAAGACAGAACGAAAAAGGCAAAATATATAAGCGCATTATCTTCGTTAAGTCTGGCGTTACAGAATATGGAGACTGGATAGCTATAGGATAAAGGAGGTGAAAAAATGAGTGTAGATAGAGGAATAATCGTAGCTCCCGTCACCATCGATGACGTGAAGCAAGTATTAGGCGAGAGCACTAATGATTTGGCAGCGCTCTGCCGAAGTAGTAATATCAATATGATGAGCAAATATAAGCCTGTGCCTTTAGCTGAGACATTCGTAACAGATTCGCTTAATGCTGATATGAGAACGTGGACTGCCAAGAGTGACACAGGATGGTGGATTGGCAATCCTAATGGTGTATTCGGTATGAGAACTGTAAATGATGTGCAGCAAGCCAAAGAACTTGGCAGATGGACATACAATAAGCCTACAGGAACTTCAGAAGCTCCTTATCGTCTGTCAGACTTCATTGGTTATAACAGTAACGAGAACGAAAACAACTTTCCTCTTCGAGCAGTTGTGTACGGATATAGCGAGAACAATGTGGTGTATGATGACAATGTTGTTTGCATATTGTTTCAGGGTGGTGATGATCCTGTTTATCCGAATAATACTTTCTCGTTGGGTGATCTGTTGAATATGCTACGTAAGGGACTTGGAGACAATATCTATCCTGCCGTCTGTATATACAACGAGACTAATAAGAAGAAGGTGTTCGTGTCTTCAGATGTACCTATGAAGCCTGGAGTTATGAACGATGAGATAACTATCTTTCGTGTAGATTTTAAGCACGGGGGAAAAATATACGAGGGTGAAATTCTTGATGTTAATTATCGCGGATGTCTACTAGATTATAAGGTTGGCGATAGGCTGACATTTATTCCGCTCCTTTGTTCGACAACTGGCCACGATCCTACAACCTTCCCTCAATGTATCGTATGCCCAGCAGTAAAGAATACTGTAGAATTCTGTGATGCCTACGTCACATTGCCATTGGCAAAGAGTGATGACAAACCTGTTACTACTAAAACCATTGTGGTAAATATTAGCAATCTCAAACTGAGACAGGAGGTAGGACAGATGTTGTACTATGACAACAATGATAATACTGCAGGTGTTATTAAATCAGAAACGCTATTGAAAGTCAGCTTCACACTCTCTACAGATTATCTCTCGAATCTTAGAATTAGACTTGTTGGCGAGTCTGATGACGGAGAAGGTACATATCTGAAGACAGATGATGTCAGTATTGGTATTAATGATGTGATCAATTTTGCCATCAACGAGAAAAGCTTCAAGATGAAATCTTACGGCTCGTTATCAGATGCACAGAAAGGGGTGAACGCTGATTACAGCTTCGGTATTCCTACACAGATAGCTTATGCAGAGCGTGAGAATACTAAATGTCCAGACTGGACAGTTCGAATAGAACTCGAGGCAGACAAAGCTACAGGCCCAGACTCGAATACGCTATACGAATTCAAGTTTGACGGTGGAGGTGTTTCGGCAGATGGTGTGATATTAAATGAGAAATATTAGAAAGTAAGAACCGTGAGCGTATTTTTATTTAGTTTATGCTCATAATATCTTTGTCTATATATAACAACAATAAATCCAACTATGATAGAAAATATCCGTTCACTATGCGTAGGCATCGCCATCGCAGTTATAGCTTTCCTCAAGCCTATTGAGGGAGAACTGACATCGCTAATGATAGTATTCTTTCTTAACTTCTTCTTTGGGTACCTGTCTGGCATGATAGCTAATCATGAAGACTTCTCCATAAAAAAGGCTTTAAGATGTGGAGCAGAAGCTACTGTGTTCTTCATACTGTGCTGTGCCATATATACTGTTGGACAAATGAAGCATCAGTACGAAGGAGCTCTGCAATGTGTGAGCTTCGTTACATACGTGGTACTCTACTTCTATGCTCTCAATATACTGAAGAACCTGAAGAAGATATTTAAGCCTGGTACTACACCATGGCAAATTGTATCATTCCTGTATTATATACTTCGATTTAAATTCATCGAGCGCATACCAGGACTGGCAGAATACCTCAATATTGCAGAACGACAAACCAACTAAACATAATACATCATGCAATTATCACAGCACTTTACTCTCGAGGAGCTCACTCGTTCAGTAACAGCTCGCAACAGAGCTATTGACAACACTCCATCTAAGTCAGACCTTGCCAACTTGAAGCTACTGGCAGAGACAGTCTTGGAACCATTGCGCATAGCGTTCGGCAAACCAATCATCGTAAGCTCAGGATATCGCTGTCAAGAGCTTAACAAAGCTGTTGGTGGTTCAAGAACTTCGCAACATCTATTAGGGCAAGCTGCAGATATCCACGCCATGGGTAGCACAAAGGAAGACAATAAGGCTTTATTTGAAACTGCTGTTTCTCTTATACGTCAAGGTAAAATCAACGTAGGACAATGCATCGATGAGTATAACTACTCGTGGGTACATATCTCTATACCAGGTAAGCATGTCAATAACATAATTCACATAAAATGAAAAAGAAGGATTTTCTTATGCCTGCAATACTGATAGTCATTGCAGCCGTAATAATCTTCATTATGACCTTGCTCGTTAAGAGAGAGCAATACAGAAGGAAGATTGAACATTTGCAATCTCAGATAGAGATATTGAACTCATGGAATACTTATCCGAGTATTATCCGTGATACCATACACGATACGGTTCCTGTAGCATCAGTACCTGCTCTTGTAGTAACGAAAGAGGAATACAAGAAGATTACAGATAAAGCTCTGCTAAAAGACTTAGATGTAAAACCTGCAGCAATAACCTCACAGCTTCAGACGGAGATATCGACACGAGACAGCATAAAGTTGAGAGCAGCACCTGCAGATAATGACTATATATATCATGACCATTGGACAGACATACACTTATCACTCTCGGATTCCATTCTACAATATAATATGCGCGACTCTATAGCAATGTTCGTCGTGCGTGACTATAAACATAGATTCCTCTTCTGGCGCTGGGGAACTAAAGGCTATAATGTGAAGCTCGTGAATTTTAACCCTCGTGCTACAATTAAATATCTGAAGTACGTGAAAGTGGAATAAAAAAGCAAGAAAACTTGGCAATATAAAGAAAAAGGTTTATATTTGCGATATAATAATTAAAACATCAAGAATATGGATACTTACTTTCTTTTGTCAGCGGTGTTCTTCGTAATGCTTATCTTGTTTCAAGGCTTGCAAACTGTAGGTGAAAAGGTAAACAAGATAGCTAACACCTATGGTGTGCCAAAAGAAAAGCCACAACCAGTCATCAAGAGCGAGCCTAAGGTTGATGCAGCAAAAGATGAGAGCAAGAAACCTGAAGACGATAACTCTTTTGCTCAAAGATGCAAGCGACAAATTGAATACGAGAAAACTCTTGCTCCAGGCTCTGAAGAATTAAGAAAAGCTCGTGAAGACTTTAAGAAAGCATATTTAGAGGAGCGCGAGAGTGTAAGAGTGAAAATGTGCGAAGCAAGTGATGCCTGGGATGAAGCTAAACCTAAGTCTGCTGAATATTATGCAGAAAAAGAAAAATGGTTCAAATTTCATGATTTATACATGTCTATGGGAAGAGATTTTTTCTATTACACAAAGTGTAGAAATTAATTTTGTATTTTTCCCCATATATAATAAGTGCTACATTTGGCTCATAAACCAAATGTAGCACTTATTATATGGAAAAAACTCAGACTTTTCAAACAATCATAAGTCTCAATACTCAAGAGGCGAAAAACGAGATAGCAGATCTTGAAAAGCGTCTTGAAGTATTGAAGAAGAAGAAGGCGGATGCTCTTCGTGATCCAGAAACTTTAGTTAAAGATATCAATAAGTTTGATAAAGAAATAAAAGCAGCAGAGGCGAGTCTTAAAGCTTATGGTAATAATGTATCCAAAACTATTGAAACAATAAATAATCTTGAGACAGCTTCACTCGGCGATATTGAGAAGGCTGCTCGTGAAGTGCGCCGTGCTATGAAACAGGCGACAACTGTGGAAGAATACAACAAACTAAATAGATATCTTCAAGATTGCAAAGACCGCATGGACGAATTAAAGGCTTCGTCTATACAGTCTAAGAAAGAACTGCAAGCACTCGATCAAGCTGCTGATAATCTCAAGAACGTTTTAGGCAACATTAATGGCGCATCTCTTAATGAACTGACAGCTGCAGCTGCCTCGCTGCAACAAAAGCTTGGAGATATCAAACCAGATGATACCGCTTATCACGAGACTGCTGAAAACCTGTCTAAGATTAAAAATCGTATTCAGCAGCTTAATACCTCGCAGAAAGAGGCAAACCTAACCATAGATAAATATGACGAAGAGATAAAAGCTGCTACAAGATCCGTAACGGACCTTGCCAGAGAGAATAATCTGATAGATGCAACTCTCAAAAATATAAGTGGCTCGTCGCTACGTGACCTTCAGTATTCTCTTAAGATTGTAAACGAACGACTCGCTGATCAGAAGCAAGGAACTGCAGCATTCGAAGATCTGACGGACCATGCCAAGAAATTGAAAGCACAGATAGCTGCTATTAATGGAGAACAAGAGAAGTCAGAATCCCTCTTCGGTAAAACAGCCAACTTTCTCAATAAAAACTGGGGCGCAATAACTCAGACTATTGCAGCCTATTCAGGATTATCTTCTACCGTACGTCAGTCTGTGGCAGCCTATGCAAAGATGGAAGAGTCAATGGCTAATGTGCGCAAGTATACAGGACAAACCGATGAGCAAGTACATCAGATGAACGAAGACTTTAAGCGTTTGGATACTCGTACACCACGTGAGCAGCTCAACGAACTGGCTGGTTCTGCAGGTAGACTTGGCATTACCAACAAACAGATGATAGAAGAATTTGTTGACGGAGCTGATAAAATTAATGTCGCCCTTGGTGACGATCTTGGTAAAGGAGCTGTTGATAAGATAGGTAAACTTGCCCAGATGTTCGGAGAAGATAGGACCAAAGGCTTGCGTGGAGCCATGCTCGCTACAGGCTCTGCCATTAATGAACTTGCTCAGAATTCATCTGCTAACGCAGGCTATATAGTAGATTTCACGGCCGACCTTTCAGGCGTAGGTGTTCAAGCAGGAATGACACAGGCACAGATAATGGGCTTAGCATCAGCTCTCGATCAGAATATGCAGGAAGAAGCTACTTCTGCAACCGTATTCTCACAACTTATTACGAAGATGTACCAAGAACCTGCCAAATTTGCAAAGATTGCTGGTATGCAGGTTAAAGAGTTTACGAACTTGATGAGGACAAACGCTAACGAGGGTTTGATGACTTTTCTAGAAGCAATGAAATCTAAAGGTGGTTTTGACCAAATGGCACCTATGTTTGAGGCAATGAATCTCAATGGTACTCGCGCAGTGGGAGTTCTCTCAGCTGTTGCGTCACATCTTGATCAGGTAAAAACAGCTCAAGACCTCGCTACGAAATCGTATTCGAACGGTACAAGTGTAATCAATGAGTTCAATACTCAAAACACTACAGTTCAGGCAAATCTCGATAAGGCAAAAAAGCAATTTCAAGATCTAAATATTGAACTTGGTAAAAAACTGATACCTATATCAGCTTATGCCATCTCTACAATGAGTATTGCAATACGAACATTAGTAACATTAGTAAACTACGTTGCTAACAACGCAAAAGAACTTGCAGTGCTTGGTGTTGCCATTACTGTATGCACAGTACTGTGGTATAAAGAGACTATAGCTGTAAAGCTTAACACTTTGACGAAAGCTCTCAATATGGCAATGGACAAAGCACTTGTCTCAACACAAACTCTACTCAAAGCTTCACTTGTTGCATTAAGGGCAACATGGGCGTTGCTAACTAAGGGAGTACAAGGCTATATCGCGGTAATGAGAGCTGCGCGAATTGCCAGCCTAACTAACCCTTGGGCTGCATTAGCTACGGTTCTTACTGTAGTAGGCGTCGCTGTATATGGTACTGTAAAGGCGTTTAACTCATACAATGAAGCTCTTCGAAACAACTTGCAGGAAGTGAAAAACAGAAAAGCAGTATTGGAGCAAAATCAAGCATTAGAGAAAAAAGTGGCTGATGCGACTATTGACGAGCGTAGCAAAATAGAAATGCTCACCAAAATTATTCGCTCTAATGCGTATAGTATAAAAGAACGTAAAGCAGCTATAGTAGCTTTACAAAAAATGGTTCCAGAATATCATGCAAGTATATCTAAAGAAGGTAAATTGTATAATGAGAACAAAAAAGCCATTGAAGACTATGTTAAGAAATTGGAAGATGCAGCCATGGCTGAAGCAATATATGAGAAGAAGAGGGAGATTGCCAAAAAACGTCTTGAACTAAAAACGAAAGAAACAAAGATTAAAGGTTCGCTAAAAGCAGTTAAGGCGGAGAGGGAGGCTCATCCTAACATATATACAACAAAAAAAGTGTTCAGACCTGGAACTTCTCTCTATGACAAAGGTGGCTATATTCACATAGATAGCGATGCGCTAAAATCGAATAAGAAGCAAGGGTGGATACATACAAAACGCTTAGAGGCAGTAGTGAGTCAAGAAAAAGTTCTTGATGCAGAAGAAGCTGCTTTAAATAGAACCATAAATAGCAATAAGAACATAAAAAAAGTATTAACAGATATTATAAAAAAGGACGATGGCGGTACCAATACGACAAATGGGAATATAAATCTTTCATCTCTTCCTGGGTATACTAACAACACAAATAATACTGGAAGTACTGGCGACCCCAAAGAAGACAGGGAGGCTGCAGCTAAAAAACGTGAACAGGAGATGTCTGCAGAAACAAAAGCTGCATACGAGGCAGAACTACAGGCTGCAAAGGATAAGACAGAAAAAGAGCAGGCAGAAAACTTGTTAGCTTTCTCCCAGGGCGAGAAACTATATACAGAATATTTCGATGCTCGGCACGAGATAGCAGAACGTGGGTATCAAGCTCTTGAAGAGATATATCAGAAGTATGGAACAGACTACGGCCAGATGCAAGAGGAAATAGCTTCGGAGCAAACGGAACGTGAAAAAGATCATGTTAAGGCTAGGGTTCTTGACATAGAGGCATACCGCCAAAAATCTATAAATCAAGCAAACAACAAGTTTGAAGACCCTAAGTCTGATATGTATCACGATGAAGAAGCTCTGAACGAACGACTCTTTGAAATTGATATGACTGCTCTTGCAGACCGTAAGACTGCGCTTACTGAAGGGACAGAAGAATGGCTTAATGTGAGTGCAGAGATGACACAGAAGGAAGAAGAACGTGCTATCTATTTGAAGCAACGATATAACGATCTCCTGGCTCAATATCGTGCAGAGTGGGGGCGTAAAGATATTAAGGAGCAAGAAGATATTGCTCTCAAAGGTCTTGATTCATTGCACTCTAAAAAGCTATTGAAGGAAGAAGAGTATGAAGAGATGAAAAAGAAGATTCGACTTCACTATGCAGAACTTGAATCTTCTGAAAATCTTAAGAACTCTGCAGGGGAGCAATTTAAGCAGAATGTTCAATCAGCTTATAATACTGCTTCAAATAATGCGCAGGCGGATTATAGCGACAAGCATCCTAACGGCCTCAATGTCGGCAACTTGATAACCTCTGATATTGACATATACAAGTCTACTCTTGATAATATTAAGAGCATGGAAACAGAGGGTGTTATCAGTCATCAAGAGGCTATGGCTGCCATGTCGGAAGCGACTGCAAATATGTGTAATAATCTTGTTACTAAGATGCAGGCTGCAATGGATACCGTCTCTCCTCTGCTTAGTGGAATGTCGTCGTATTATGCTGCTCAGTCAGACTACGAGGTTACCGTAACCGAGAAGAAATACGAGAAGCTCATAAATGCAGCTGGTAACAATACTGCCAAGACCAAGAAGCTCGAAGAGAAGAAAGAGAAGGAAGTTGCAAAGATTAAGAGTAAATATGCTCGTAAACAGGTAGCAATGCAGATTGCTCAAGCTATTGCTCAAACTGCGCTATCAGCTATCGCAGCATATAGTTCTGCTATGAAGGGCGTGCCATTTCCTGCCAACTTAACACTTGCGCCAGTAGCAGCAGGTATTGCTGTAGCTGCAGGTGCTATACAGATAGCAACTATCAAAAAGCAACAGCAGGCTCAAGAGGCTGGCTACTATGAGGGTGGTTTTACGTCTGGTAAACGCTATAGAAGGGAAGCTGGAGTTGTACACGAAGGCGAATTTGTTGCTAACCATAATGCAGTCAACAATCCTTCTATCCTTCCTGCTCTACAACTTATAGACCAGGCGCAGCGCAATAATACAGTTAGCACACTTACTGCAGCTGATATTTCTCGCTCAATAGGTCAAGGTGGAGCGACGGTAGTGTCAGCTCCTTCGATTACTGTACAGACAGATAACGAGGACTTGAAGAACACTATCGATGATACAAACATAGTTATCGACAACTTGAGAGATTTGCTTGCTGCAGGTGTTCATGCAAAGTTGTCGATGGCAGAATTGGATAGAGAATGGAAACATTATCAACGTTTACAAAGCAATAAATAGTATGATAGTATGTACAATCGATGGCAAAGTAGGTGTGCCATCATCATCTGAAGAGATTAAGGTTACATTCGAGAATCAATATATCAGAGATTCAGGCTCGTACACCTATGACATTTCATTCCCGATGTCAATACACGAGAATCAAGTATTGTTTGGTAATGTGCAGCGTATGGACGTTAAGAAGACATTGCCAGACTACGAAGATTGTAAGCTATATGTTGACAATATCCTTGTTATGAGCGGCAAAGCTACCGTAACAAGCATCACCAACGAGACTGTAAAGCTGCAGCTCGTTGGCGGCAAGTCTCGCATTAAATACAATGCTAAGTTTGAATCGCATTATATTGATGAAATTGACTATCCGAGAGTTGTCGTAACCAAAGGTCTCGATAGAGAAGGCTATGCAAGTATACCAAGAATTAACTTCAATGGCACCTGGCCTCTGTATCATGCAGGCGAGCCATTGATGGTCGACTTTACTGATTACAATTTCGTTGGTCAACCAGGTGTCGCAGCCTTCAATCCTATTAATGATGAGCATAATGAGGATACCTTAAATAATGCTGTTGTATGGGTTAAAATAGATAAATTTCGAGTTGATGGTATGCACTGGCCATCTGGTGATAGATTAGTCATGTATAATCTCGCTGTTCAACCTTTTCTGATGTATGTCATCAAAAAGGTTATGGAGTATGAAGGTTATAAGCTTATACGTAACGACTTCGACGTAGAACCATGGAATAGCATACTCATAGCAAATGCAATGAACACGGTAAACATAAAAGACGCTCTACCACATTGGAAGGTATATACTTTTCTGGAGGAGGTGAGAAAACTATTCAATGCGTCTATTGTTTTTGATGAGTTTGAGAAGACTGTGCAGATACTCTCAACAAACGAACTTGGCACAAATGGTATTGTGAGCTACGAATGCTCTGACGAATATACTTGTGAGTATGACGAAGATGGTTTATCTAACTTGGCTACCTCGAACATAGAATACGACTTCGATTCATCAGTAAACCATGATTGGAGAGATTATATCTCACAATCAGTACAAAAAAAATTTGAAACAAAGGAATATAATACTTACGAGGAACTTGAAGAAGCGTATTATAATATGAAACAACGTGAACAAAGTACGCAAATATTCAAAGTTGACAATAAATATTATATATCAGGAAAGGAGCCTGCCTGGTGGGATGATCCTAATAGTGAAAGATTATACAAAGGTTTAATACGCTGTGGATTTTTCAATCCTCTTATAAGAGATACGGAAAGTGACGACTATGTAAGTCTGAAGATTAGTCCTGTAGCAATGGTAAAGAGGAGAAAGAATAATACTAAGGGCTTTTGGTACAAAGAAGACAAACAAGTAAACAAATGGGTGTATGTTCCATCGGTTCCAAACGAGAAACAAGCATCGCTTGATAATATGGAGGTCGATGACGAAGGAGAATATTACACAACCGTTCAAGATGCTATGCAAGGAATGGTAGAAGATACGACCACCACGGAGGAGGAAGATATATCGATGCCAATTATGTTTCAAAGCCCATATTTATGTATTGGTGTCCGCTAAAGTTTTTTGCTTGTAATAAAATTAGGCTGAATCCCTCGC